TTGGATTAATGATAAACAAAATCTCGCCTTACGCAAAAATGAACGTAGAGATTGGATTTCGCCTTCACAAATTATGGTTATTCGTAGAAACTGGACATATCATCGATAGGAATATTTTAAATGGCTACTGAAACTAAAGAAATAGAAGTAATAATCGAACATCCATTGGAAGATGTATTTGATATTGAATCAGGTTCAACACTCATGCCTCGTACCGAAAAAACCACGGAGCTGGTTGCATCAGAAGAATATGACAATAAAGATAAAGAAATAGAAGATCAGTTTCAGGAAGTATATGACGCTGCACTTTCAGCCTTCGAAGATCAAGTCGCAGAAGCAGAAGTTATTGAAGGTAAATACAAAGCACGAAATATGGAAGTCGGTGTTCAATTATTAAATACCGCATTGTCCGCCGCAAAAGAAAAATCTTCATTAAAACAACATAAAGATAAGACAGTAATTGCGAAAAGTAAGTTAGGAGAAAAAACGACCAACAACACATTAATTGTTGCTGATCGTAATGACCTTTTAAAAACATTAATGGGTAAGAAGGAAACTTAATCCAATATATCCGTTTCTTTTAGATTGGTAACCCAAAGATATAAGGTGGTAAATAAAGACATAAATGTTTAATAGTTAAGGAAGACTATAATGGCACGCGCCAAGAATAATAAATTAAAAACCCCAAACCAGGAAGTTGAATTTACGTATGAACAGGTACGTGAATTGCAACGCTGTGTTGAAGACCCTGTTTATTTTATAAAGAATTATGTCCAGATCCAACATCCTACCATGGGCGCTGTTCCCTTTGCATTATATCCTTATCAAATAAAAATGATTAGGGCATATCAAGAAAACCGTTACACTGTTGTTCTTTCTGCAAGACAAACAGGTAAATCGGTCACTTCCGCAGCATACCTTCTTTGGTATGCTATGTTCCACTTTGATAAAACCATTTTGATCGCCGCGAATAAAAATGCAAATGCAATGGAAATGATTTTGCGTATTCGATTTGCATATGAAAATCTTCCAATGTGGCTAAAGGCGGGTGTCAAAGATGATGGTTGGAATAAGCATGAAATCGGGTTTGATAATGGTTCCCGTATTGTATCAACTGCAACATCAGAAGATTCTGGTCGTGGTATGTCTATTTCTCTTTTGTTCCTTGATGAGTTTGCATTCGTAAAACCAAACATACAAGACGAATTTTGGACATCAATAGCGCCAACTCTATCAACAGGGGGGTCATGTATAATGACGAGCACGCCTAATGGTGACATGAATATTTATGCACAAGTTTGGCGTGGTTCACAGATGGGTACGAATGGGTTTTATCCTATTCACGTTAAATGGGATGAACCGCCTGGTCGTGATGGTAAATTTAAAGAAGAAGAAACAGGACGCATAGGCGAAAGACGATGGCAGCAAGAGTATGAGTGTGTTTTCTTATCTTCAGATTCTTTATTAATTGATTCAATGTTCCTTGCAAATATTACCAAATCAATAGAAGCAATCGTTCCAAAACTTATTGTTAATGATGTAGTTTTATTTGAAGAAATTAAACCAATGTCAACATATTTACTTGGTGTTGACCCTGCGACTGGTAGTGGTGAAGACTTTAGTGTTATATCTATATTCGAATTTCCGTCAATGACACAGGTAGGCGAATATCGTTATAATACTATGTCAACGAATGACTTATATGGTACTATGAAAAACATACTGAAACACATTGAATCGAAAGGCGCAATGGTATATTTTTCGATAGAAAATAATGGTGTTGGTCAAGGACTGATCGCACTATTTGAAGCAGATGAAGAGCCGTTAAAGACTGCAGAATTTGTATCGGAAGATGGTAAAGGTAAGTTAGGTTTTACTACAACAGCTCGCAGTAAAATGCGGGCTTGTGTTAACTTAAAAGAAATGCTTGAAAAGGGTAATATGCACATCAAGTCTCGAATCCTTTTATCAGAATTAAAGTCTTATGTCCGTGCCAGAGGTGCGTATGCGGCGCAAGCGGGTGCCACAGACGACTGCGTAGCAGCAATACTTATCGTTCTTAGATTAGTAGAAGAGATTGCCGCCTATGAACAGGAAGCATTTGATAAGTTATATTCTGGTGATTATGATGAATGGGCAAAATCAGATTGGGACGGATACGATGAAGGTTATGATGAGAATGATGAAGGTATGCCAAACATATTTTAATAATTGTTTATTTGTATCGATTGTGATATAATCAAGCATGGATAAAAATAACCTAAAAATACAACTTAAAGAAATTAATGTTATTAAACAAGACAACAATATTAATTCAAATGCAAAGATACTTTTAAATAAACACCCTATATTATTACAATATATTGTTTCTACCACGAGTTTTTTAGATATGGTGTATGACTCAGTATCATTACAACAACGTCTTCATGCAATACGGAATGATATTATAGAAGTCCCAATATGTCAAGGAATTGAATGTTCTTCTATTGTAAAATATAATAAAACAAGAGGTTATAATTCATTCTGTTCGCAGAAATGTAATGGGAAAGATGTTAATATTCAAGAAAAGAAGAAAAATACTTGCCTGAAAAATCATGGTGTTGAAAATCCATCACAATCTTCTGATATTTTAGATAAGAAAAAATCTACTTTTATTGAAAAATATGGTGTTGAAAATCCATTTCAGTCTGATGCTATTAAAGAAAAAAGTAAAAAAACTTGCCAGAAGAAATATGGTAAAGATTACTATGTTCAAACAGATGAATTTCGTGATAAGTTTACTGAAACGATGAATGAGAAGTACGGGGTTGATCATGCTGCACAATCTAGTGTAATTAAAGAAAAGACAAAAAATACAAATTTGGATCGGTATGGTGTTGAACACAGTTCCCAATTGAAAGAAATTCATGACAAAGTAACACAAATGAATTTAAAAAATTATGGCGTGGTACATTCATCACAAATTAATATTACGTCTTGTGTTTTAGAAAAACTAAACAATAAAGATTGGTTACATGTGGAACATTATGTTAACCAGAAAACGTTAACACAAATAGCAAAAGATTTAGACGGAATTGATAAATCAATGGTAAGTAGGTATCTTCACAGCCATGGGTTAGAAACGCAAAATTATTTCCAATCAACAGGAGAAAAACAAGTTTTAAAATTTATCAATTCACTTGATATACAGACGGTTCCTAACAGTAGGAACATTATTCCACCATATGAAATAGATATTTATATTCCTGAACATAACTTAGCCATTGAATATTGTGGTTTATACTGGCATTCTGAACAAGCTGGTAAAGATAAATATTATCATAAGAAGAAACACGACCTGTGTTCTGATCAAGGAATTCAACTATTGACAATTTTTGAAGATGAATGGTTTCAACGACAAGAACAGGTGAAATCTAAATTGAAATCGTTATTAAATAAAGATGATAGAGAAAGAATATTTGCACGCAAGACTAAAATAATAAACGTTTCGAAAAAATCTAAACAGACTTTTTTCGATGAAAATCATATTCAATCCAACGGCCCAGGATCTATTAATATTGGATTATTGTTTGATAATCAACTTGTAGCATGTATGTCTTTTATTGTAAGAAAAAATAACGTTTATGAACTTAATCGCTATGCAACATCTGCTCAAGTTGTTGGTGGATTTTCTAAATTGTTGAAATATTTTCAGAATAATTATACCTACGAAAAAATAACATCTTTTGCTGATCTTCGTTGGTCAACTGGTAATCTGTACACTAAGACTGGTTGGAAACAAGATAGTATTATAAATCCAGATTATCAATATTCACCAGATGGCAAAAAAAGATTCCATAAGTTTAATTATCGTAGAAAAAATTTACCAAAATTATTACATAGTTTTGTTCCCGAATTATCTGAACGAATAAATTGTGATAATAATGGTATATTACGAATTTGGGATTGTGGGAAAATTCGTTTTATTATAACACATTAATCATGAATAGTGTTGTTTGATAACATCGCTACTTGCACCAATATCTATAATAACAGGTTGATTTTTATAAACTCCCCAATTTGCTAACCGCGTAAAATCACCGGGTTCGATGTCATAATTACCCACAAGGTCTACAAGACTATTAATTGTTTCATTGGATTCGTAAATCTCTTCATATCTGGCTTCGGTTTCAGAGTCAAGACGAATATTAAATTTGCCTGTCATGAACTTTACGAGATTGATTGCTTCGTCAGGTGTTAAGCCATTAAAGAATTGTTTAAATTGATTCGGTTTCATTTTTTCGGCTTTTTCAACATGAATCCATGTTGGGGGATCATTCTCTTCATCATGGTCTATCATAGGAATTGTAATACCCATACCCACGAGGTAATAGTCACCAAACATTTGTGCTTCGTATTCATTTTGTGCAATACCTTTTTTATTTTTGGCAATCTTTAGGACGGTTGGCCGTCCTTGATATTCAATTTCAAAGGCAAGTCTTGAAGAACCTGTACCAATTTTCGCCGCCCGTTGTTGTGCATATTTTACACGTTGTGCAAAAGAAACCGTAGGTTTATAGACGGATTTGTCCCAATCTTGTGGTAATGGGACTTCTAATAATAATTCAGATACTTTCATAATACTATTTATTATACCTTGACATAATAGTATATAGGGTATATAATTATAAAATAACACAATTTACGGTTTAAAAACAATGAAAGATTTAAGAACATTATTTATTAGATGGTATTTCAACCAATTCGCGGATCTTGATCCGTTGCATATTGAAATGTCCCAATTTTCAGAGAATTCTCCATGGCACAGGGAACGAACCATTGCTGTCCATACCAACATGGTCGTGGCGGAATACTTGACCCGTGCAGGTAAGGAAACAGGTGAAAATCAATGGTCTGTTGCCGATCTTTACGGTGCATTTGCTTGTGCTTTCCATGATGTTGGTAAACCAGCAGCTCGTACTGAAGCATACAAACCAGAACGTGGTACGTACTATCGCTATGGTGGTCATGAACTTATTTCTGCACGGTTGTGGGAAGATTGGGCTGTTCGTAACTATGAGTTTTTGGTTAATGAATTCGATCTCGATGAACATGCAATTTATTGTACTGGATGGTTGATTGAAAACCACCTTCCTTGGGATGTCAAGAAGGCAGACAAACGACGCCAGCTTGCACTTGGGGTGAAAAAAACTTGTCGTGGTGATCCTACTGTCTTTATCAATGTTGTGAACGCTGATACATGGGGTCGCATATCTGACGATGGTACCGAAAAGAAGCAAAAGGTTAGCGACTGGTGTGCTGATTTTATGACACTTTACGCAGAAACTGTTGCTGAGTATAAAACACAGTACGTGAACGAGGATGCGCCAATCTTGTATATCCCAATCGCTGCTTCTGGCTCAGGCAAGTCCACGATGTTCAGAAGTGAAGCCATGGATTGTGTGTTGAAAGTAGACGCAGTAGAAGGTGAAGTATTACATTTTTCTTTGGATAAACTGCGACATGATTGGTATGATGCAGACGATTATCGTAATGCGTTCGCCCTTGCTTGTGCAGATAAGGATTTTGTGAATAAGGCAAACTCGGCATTTGCTGATATGACAAAGACAGGTCAGACGATCTACCTTGATAATATCAACATCTCTAAGAAGCGTCGTGCTAACTATATCAGACAAGCTCGTCGATATGGGTATACTGTTAAAGCTTTTTTGTTACCAGTAGCACTACAGACTGTGCTTGACAGACAAACCACGCGTCCTGATAAGTCAGTTCCTTTGGAAGCGGTAAATCAGCAGTATATGGGACTTAGTTTGCCATCCATTGGTGAAGTTGATATGGTTATCATCTATAGTGGCAATCTACCTTAAAAAATCCCCGCCAAAGCGGGGATTTTTTCATATACAATAAATAGATATATGGAAAATAAATACCAAATTATTCGTGGAAAGCGCGTTTCTGATCAGTTAGACGATTTTGAATTGTTTGAACAATCTACATATTCTGACTTAGAACGGAATGTGTTGAATTTTGTGCCCGTTAGTACGAAACGACAAAACGCAGTTGACCCTGTTAGGATTGTTAGTCTTGAAACTTTACCATTTATTGGTACAAAAAATCTTAATGTTGCAGCTGTTGCGAGCAGCGATGGTACGAATTACAATCCTACCTTTATCTTCAATAATGTTGAATTCGCGGAAGAAGATTTACCTGATAATGTAACTTTTAAGGCTAAGGATGGTAATGATTACCATATCAAACCACTTGACTTAAACCAACACACCCTTCGTGTTCGTTGTGATTGTATGGATTTTTATTACCGCTTTGCGAGTTTTAATGCTAAAGATAAGAGTCTTATAGGTCGTCCTCCCAAACCATATCAAAGAAAAACCAATCGCGGCCCAGTAAATCCACAACAAGTTCCTGGTGTATGTAAACATCTCATAGCCACAATGAAAGCATTAAAACATTCTGGAATGGTACGATAGATGCCGAAAAAATTAACAACGGAAGAGTTTGTTAAAAAAGCGAATATATTATATAAATGTAAGTACGATTATTCAGAATCTAATTATATTAATACAGATACGAAAGTTAAAATAGCCTGCCCCCAACATAATATTATTTTTTGGCAAACTCCACATGCCCATTTGAATTATAAATTCGGATGTTGTTTGTGTGCAGAAGATAATAAAAAACAGAACAATCTTGAAAAATACGGTGTTGAAAATGTGTTACAACTGAAACATATTCGTGAACAAATAAAACAAACAAACGTAGAGAAATTTGGATTTGAACATGCCATGCAAGCGAATGATGTTAAGATTACGCGTATCAAAACTAATAAAAAACGGTTTGGTGTAGAAAACCCTATGCAATTAGAAGAAATAAAAGAAAAAACTAAAGCAACAATGAAAGAAAAGTATGGGTTTGAATATGCTGGACAAGTAGAGAAGTTTATAGAGCAAGCAAAACAAACTAATTTAGAGAAGTATGGGTTTGAATATGCCATGCAAGCGAATAGTGTTAAAGAAAAAGCAAGACAAACAAATTTAATAAAATACGGTGTAGATCATTCTTCCAAATTACAAGAAACGCAGGATAAAAAGAAAAGTACCAATAAAGAGAAATATGGTACTGAATATGCTATGCAAAAACATCTTTCCGAAGAAGCATTGAACAATCTTAATGATAAAGAATGGTTATGTGATCAACACTTAAATCAATTAAAGCCGTTATCGCAAATCGCAAATGATATTAATGTTGGTGATACTACTGTTGGTAGATACTTACATAATCACGGTATTGATACACTACAATTTTTTAGTTCAACAGGCGAAAAGGAACTTAATGCTTTTATTAATTCATTAGGATATGTAACAGAAACAAATCAATGGGATATCATTTCACCACTTGAAATAGATATTTTTATTCCAGAATTGAATATTGCACTTGAATATAATGGATTATTTTGGCATCGGGGAAAGGGAATAAATTATCATAAAAATAAAACTGATCGGTGTAGGCAACAGAATATACATTTAATTCATGTCTGGGAAGATCAGTGGATTGATGATAAAGAACAAACCAAAGATAATATTATTAAAATTTTAAACAATGTCCCATTGAAAGAACTTACAGAAAGAATAGAAATCGATCTTTCACTTGAAAATCCTGAAACGTACCAATCGCTGGGATATTGTATTCAATCACAAACAATTCCCACATTATATTCTATTGATATATGGGACTGTGGGAGAATGATATTATTAAAAGATTAATCACTCGTTGAATCTTTCTTTTTCAATTCAGTGATTGTAGTTGTGGTTTTACTCTCATCTACTATTTTGTTTTCATTTAAAATATTTTTTATCCGTTGTTCTCTTGATTCGTCCACCGATATGAATTTCTTATCTTTTGTTATTTTCTTAATTGCACTAGCTTCCCTAACTTCCGTCTTTTTATAAGGTTCGTCTTTTTTAGATATTCCTGCTTCTTCCTTGATAATATTTTTTATTTTATCATCATTGGATTTTTCATGCAACATCACATCATTGTCTCTGCCACCCAATCCCGTAACTGAATGAATGATTTTTTCTGCTACACTTTTCGCAGCAGCACGTTTCTCTGATTTCTTTTCATCATCATCTTTCTCATCTACTTTTTTGGGTGACTCATTTTTATTTGGCTCTTCTTTACTCTTCTTAATTTCGTCAGATTTTTTATCAACGATTTTTGTTCCTGCATCTTCTTTCTTTTCAGCAGGTTTAGTATTCTTTAAAATATTCAATACCGCCGCATCTTTTTTAAGTTTATCATCCGCCTTCTTTTTGGGTTCTTCTTTCTTTTCCACCGCAATATCAATATTTTTGGAATCTTTTGCAGTTTTTAAGAGATTCAATATTTGATCATCTAACTTGTTATCCGTTTTTCTTTCCACTTTTGGTACGTTTGTTAAAGTTTTGAACAGTTCCTTTCCGTCCTTAACTTTAATTGGTTGCATCTTAAATTTACGGTTTGGTTTGACAAGAGGTACTTTCGGTGTTTTAACATCTTCTTCTTTTGGTGGATTCTCTTCACTCTTGGTAGATTTAATAATATCTTCAAGTTTCGGCTTAGCGGGCGATAATGTAATATTCTCTGGTGTTGATGTATAAATTTCATGCGAGCCAACAACATTCACGGAACCACGTAGTGGCTCAAAATAGTATCCATCAACAATTATGTCAATATGGAAGGGATATGTTGTTTTTTCAAGAATAGCCAATGCTGGTATATCAACAGACCATTTAGTCTTCTTACCTTTTTTAGAATCAAACCCGAGTTCCATTCCACTGGCTTCGATTATGAATCGTACAGCCATGTCAGTAGTATCGACGCCTTCAACTTCAACGTCGAATTCCAATACATTTTCTTTAACGTTTGATATTGTTACTAACTTATCCATTTAATATTCCCAAGTATCTTGTATTTATACTATTTCTTTCTTTTTAAGTTACGGATAGAAATTGTGATATTGTGTAAAACTCTGCGCAGATTTTTTACACCAACGTTGATCTTTTCTTTCGTTACATCTAAAATATTCAATACGGACACGATAGAATCAGCCCGTTGTATTGGGACTAAGTAAATCTTTTCTACGTGCATATCCCCGATGTTAACCTTAATAGTAACCTGTTTTTTGGTTTTGAATGTTTT